GAGATATGGCTTCTAAATTAGGAGTAAGACCACCCATGCCCATCATTGCTTGTGGTGAAGGAACATCTGGTGAAGGTCCATCATCGCCTCCACCTGTGACTCCAGGCAATTTAGTTGCTATTATTTTTTTCACATTAGCCATACCTGCGGCTACTGCTCCTATCGCTGCTATTGGTCCAAAGATAGGACCTGCTCCAACAGGTGGTGGTGCTAATGCTGCGGTTGCTGCTGAGTAAGTATTTATTAATGCCTGACCTACTGCTAATGCTTTACCTGCTTTAGATTCTTCTCCTACTAGACTAGCAATATCACCCATCGCACTAGAAACAATACCTCTAACTGTATTATTTTTATATCTTTCTATTTTGATTTCTTCATCTGCTGTTTTTTGTGCAGTTTGTACTCTAATAATACCTGTTTTCTTTATAGAATTCTGTAGAGCGGTTTGACTATCTATTTGTTCTATAGTTATAGCCTTTTCTTGATCTCCTTTCTTTTTAGCGTCAGCAAGCAACTCTCTCTCCATTGTATTTAACTCTCTAGTTACTCTTAATTGTCTTTGAGTAGAAGACGTTTGTAAATCAATTAGTGTGGCTCTCTCATTTGCTAAATTTTGTAAATCCTCTTCACTAGATTTTCCCAAGTCAATTACTGCCTGTAAAGCATCCACTTTCCTTTGCTGTATATCTAACTCTATTTCTGCAACTCTTTGCTCCTCTGCTATTGCTGCTTTTAGTGCAACAAGTCTATCTTCTAAACTTTTAGTTTCATCTTCTGCCAATAACCTAGATTCTGCAATTATTCTATTTGCTTCTGCTCTTACAACTACCATTTCCATTTCTGAATCCCTTACTGCTTGAAGTTGTCTAGTAAGGTCTGCCATTGCTTGTGTTTCTTCTTTAATCTCTGCTGTAGTTCCTGTAAATGCTTCTTTAAATGCTTGTAGAGGGTTTTTAAGTCTTATAAGTGCTTTGATAAAATCTTCAGCCCTATCTCTAATAACATCAAACGCTGCACTTAATTGCGAAGTAATTACTTCAAATTTTCTAGCAGTTTCTATATTGCCACTAAATATATCTTTTAATTTCATTAGTGCTGCAACAATAAGCCCAATACCAAGTGCTTTAAATGCAACACCTAATCCTTTTACTGCGCCCGTCATTTTACCAAAAGCACCTTTTGTACCTGCTGCAGACCTAGAAGTATCTTTAACACCCTTATCTAAAGCCTGTACGTCTCTTATAGCGTTTTTTGCGTCTACATTTATTTTTATATTTTTCTCTACCGCCATAGTATTCTTATTAATTGTTTAAACATTCTTCTAAAACTTGTATGGTATTCTTCCATACCATAAGCAAAGTCTAGTTCTTTATCTTTATACTCTACTAACTGAATGTGGTCTATAGTAGGTATTATAAGTTTGCTTATTGATTCTATATACTTTTTTAGTTCCATATTAAATATTCTCCGTTTTGTAATTGTATTCTATTCCCGTTTTGATATAAAGCCCAGTTTTCGTCATATGCAGTAGTCATATTATCAACTCTATTTACGTCCATATCTACTGTCAGAGTCCATATTCTTTTAGTATCTAGTTCAGTGTCATCTAGTCCAAATCTTAAAACACCATCAGAAACATCAATATATAATGAACACGCCACAGAACCTGCACCTCGAAGATTGAACTCTTGCTGTCCACCCGTTGAACCTAGTTGTTCTGTTCTATTATTTTGAGTGAAAAAAGCAGTGTACCACGCAAAAGCCTCTGTCTTTCCAACTGTAAAAGTAGAACTCGTTCCACCGACCACAGTAGAAACACCTTTAACTCTAATAATCGTATTGCCATTAACGGGCATCTTTATACTTATATTATCATCATTACCCTGTGGGTAAGCATAAGCCCTAGTATTTCCTACAGTATAACCTATTAAAACAATTCTATGTGATTCACCTTCTATTGCTGGAATAGTAGTTTTTGTGTTTTCATATTTTATTACTAAATCATCTTTAGAAAAGGGTACTATAGGTGTAGAGTATTTGGTATCTCCGCTGCCTATAACAAACGGTTTATCTGCACTAATAAAATTAAACACAAGGCTCTTCATCTGTGTATTTGTGAAAAGGCTTCTAACACCTTGTTTATTAGCCAATACGGTTGGTGTACTACCAGAATAAGCCAAACAAGGATATAAACCATTAGAGGCTTGTGCTGTTAAATTCCACATAACCATTCCACCATTACAAACACAACATTCGGGGCTTGTATATAAACCTGCAAAATTAGGTGCTGTTATATCAGGTGTGCAAGACGGATCATCTTCGGGACACCAAATATAAACGCCTGTATCATTAATACCTGTAGCAATCATATTAGAGCCAAAGGAGTTTAAACCAAGAACATAATCACAACCATTACAATTTTCCTTAGTATCTAATAATTTAATTAGTGTTACTTTTGTACTCGCTTTAGCACCTACTTGATAATTGGATATGTTAAGTATTCTCCAATAGGTATCTTTTATAAATATCTCATCCGCAAAACTAAAGTTAAAAATATCTACTTCATTTAGGTTTAAATAACATTCCATTATTCTTGCTTCTGAACTATATATATTATCTAAATATGGTTTCCAGTATTTTCCATACAGCGTATTATTGAACCAGTTTCCAGAATTACCTGTGTTATTAAATATATTTAAATCACTACATATCGGAGTTGTTGAGTTCCAATATAAAGATTTATTTGCTGCCGTTAAGGAATATACGTTTGAAGAGGGTGTTATATCAAAAGGGGTACATACTGGATATGTCGTAAACGTATATGCATTTAATGTTTCTGATGTTGGAAGTGGTGAATGTAAATTATAGGTTGCAGTATCACCATTTGAATCTAATACTGTTGTTGCTGTTCCACAATAATAGAATAATTTAGGATTAGTTTTTTTAATAGGGTTAGTTGCAGTGCCATCTGATTCTTCAAAAGTGAATTCATACTGAACCGTCATATTAGGTAAAAAAGTCCCTGATGTTGAATTTGGTGAAGCATATACCCTGTCGTTTATATAAGGTGAAAATAGAGCATCGTTTTTAAATTCACCTGTAGCAAAGTCATTGTTAAAATTCTCTATTTTTAAGTGTCCGAAAACATTAACTTCAGGCAATCGTTCCTTAATAGCCTTATTCCATAAATCGTTATCTTCTTTGTCACTTAGATTTATTGTTTTTTTCTGTATTTCTGTTGTGTCCTTCACAACAATTTCTTTATCAGTATCAACTTTGTCTGTCCAGTATTTTAACTCACCACTAGCAATAAAGTCATCATATGGCTCTATAATTAAATTAGTATCATCGTCAGGATTTGTTAATACTACTAAATTGAATCTTTGTATTATGTCTTTTAGAAACGCCCTCTGTGTTATTTCTGGATCAATACACGCTGGAACATCTACTATTGATCCGTATATGTTTGTACTATAAGCCACCCAGTTTATAGCAAGAGAAGCAGTAAAAGCCCACGCTGTCGCTGAATCTCCTAGCGTTATTACACCATTAGAACCTGAATCATCCCTCTTCCAGTTTAATACTTCAATAGTGACACAAGCAGAAGCACCTGTTGGCATATTTGAAATATCTAAAGTTTTTTCTACAATATAGATACCATTGGGAGTATCTGAATTAACTAGCGTTGAACCACCAACTACCGAATAGACTTGGTCTGTTAAGGAATTATATGTCGGTGAAGTAGCATCTGTGTCCCATTGTCTTACTCTATAAGCGATTAGAACCCCTGCTTGATTACAAGCGACAACATTGCTCCATTTAAAAGCGTGTCTTACATCTATACTATACATTTCAGTCCCTTCTTTTGTAAAGTAGTAATTGGTTGAGTTCCACATACCTTCAGGATCGGTTGGAATACCTAAACCACCAGAAGGTGTAGTGATATCACAAGGTATTACAGTTTCAGGGCTTGACTGGCAATCATCAGTGGTTGCTGTAAATTCACCAAACTCATCGTCTGTGGCTACATTAATCCTGATGGATTGTTATTAGAATTTGTTGTTGGTATTGCTGATGATTCTAAAGCAGTTCCTGTAGTCATAAATAACTTTCCGAAATACGAACCATCTATAAAGTTGGAAGTATAGGAATAACCAGCCTTTGCAAGTATTAAATTGAATAATGTTTTTAATTGTATTGCTGGTCTAAACTGTGTAAATAATACAGATAATTGTGAAGCGGCTTCAAAACCCAAACTAGCAATATCACTTGTAGTCATATTTAAGTATGCAGCCAAATTACTAAAATAAAACCCCTCACGAGTTACAGACAAAGGATATACTATTTTTGACACCCCAGCATCTGAATCATAGAGGGAATCTCCCGCACTATTTGTTAATGAATTACCCCAAGAATTATATAAGGTGTTATTTGTTGCGTTTGTATAAGTATAAGTGTGGTTAAAGTCAGAACTATAACTACCATTATCATTTTTAAAAACGTCTTTTAATCTTTGTTCACCTATCGTACTAAATAAGGATGCAGTATTTGACATTAATACAACTTCATAAACCTGTGCTTTTTGGTATACAGATTTTAATTGTAAAGCCCCTTCAAATTGTGGAACTGTGCCGACATATAAAACCGCATCAAATGTTGTTCGTGTATTAAATACTAAAGTATCTAAATTAACATTATACCAATCTTGAAAGAACTTGTTGTTGTTGTCAGTAAATGGCAGTTTAAATGTTTGTGAATAACTACCTTTTCTGGTTTCAGGATTTTTAACTTCTGAAAACTGAAAGTTTAAAGAGATATTTGGAGCCTCCTGTAAATCAAGATTATAGGCAGTTGTTGATGTGGCTGCCGATGTAGCCTTCCTATATGCAACTAAACGTACATTCATTATGAGTTTGTATTAACTGGGTTAGCGTATTCTATATTAATAGTGTACTGGATCATTCTATCGTTAGCACTTGTTTTTTTAATAAAAGAACTGTCTGTAATTATAACACCTTCTGTAAAATCTGTGTCCGCGTTTTCAACTATATAAACGTCTGTACTCATTATTAGTTTTTCTATTAAAACAGTATCTTCTTCTTTTATCCAGTCTGTGTTAATCGTTTCCTTTAATACTGCTGTTGTTTGTCTTGTTGTTTTACCTCTTTGTGTATTATTGTATCTCCATTGGCTTTTATTAAAAGTACCTAACATTGAACTATAATTATTTCTTTCTACATTTAGTGTTTGTGTGGATTTCATTTTGAAATTAAAATAATCATAACCACCTACAGAATTGCGCCAAGCCAATCTACGTACTTTGTAGCCTTTACAACTTCCATCTTGTTTTATAAAATAATATAACGCGGTTTTTGCCGCAGGTGTTCCAGCCTCATCAAATCCTTGTATAGTGTAATACGCCCAATTACTAAATGCTGAAGGTCTTAAGTTTGTATTGTCACTTTGAGCCTGTAAATTCCCAGGACCACAACCAAAGTATAATAATCTATATTTATCATTTTGTGATCCCTCTGAATCGTCAGGTTTCCATCCACCATTATTATCTCTGTTTTCTATGTAGTTAGTACCAGCACCACCACCATAGGCTATTTCACTTCCTGAACTATCATAGTATTTAATATAAATTCTATATATATCACTATCGAAATTATCATTGTCATTTAAAAACGCAACAGTATGATAATCAGTGTCTTGTATGTAATTAATATAGCCACTTGTATTGTAATCACCCGCACTTGTTACTAAATCACTTAAAAATCTGTCGGTTGCACTATTGCCATTAAATACATTAAAATCAGTTCCTTGTATAAATCCTACAGGAGAAGTAACTGTACTCCTAGCAGTCATTAAAGGTAGTGAAGCCTGTAAATAATATAATGTGTCATTTACAGTTGGTGTAGTATGTTCTGTTGGGACTGTAGTTGCTGATGAACTATATTCTTGATATGCCTTTACATATATTGTTTGGATTTGTGTTCCATCTGTTGTATTATCACCGTTTACACTAAATGGTTTTGCTGCTGTATTAACACCCACTTTATGAATTGTCCTAAATGGGATACCTGTGTCGTTTTGGTCGAATACTGTATCTACTAACTGAGTATTAACAATTTCTCTTACATCAAAAAACGCTCTTGCTCTATTGTTAGTGACATCAGAACTATAGCCGTTTCTTCTTTGTTTTAACTTAGCCAATAAAGTACCCGAAGCGTCATCTAGTCTAACTTCTAAAATTAGTTTAAAATAAAACAAACCACTAATGTCATCTTGGTAAACCATATAACCAATCATAGGTGTCCAATTTGTAATAACAGGAACTTTTGAAGTTGTATTGACTGGTTCTTGTACGAACGATATATTTCCTAGTGCCATATTTTAATCTTTTAATGTTTTTTCTAAAGCCAGTTCTAAGTCATCTGCAAAGGCTTTAGTTATATTTTCTGTTTGTTTATCTAATTGTTGTGTAAATGGTTTGCTAAAGAATTGTGTTCTTTCAAGTCCTCTTTGGAATATAGAACGCTGAATCAAAAAGGCTAAACTCTTTCTTGCTATAAATCTACCTTTTGCATCTCTTCCAGCCTTTAAAGGTTTGCTAACAATCCATTTATCTATAAATCTTCTAGGAGGCATCTTAGTAGAATACTTAAATGGACTACCTTGTCCTCTTGCTCTTCCAGATCCTTTAAATCCTCCTGCACCTCTAACACCCTCATCAACGAATTGCCAATAATCTTCTGCACCACCAAACTCGAATTCTAGTGTTACTGAGTTTTTTGCTGATGTTACTAGATAATCAAAATCATTATATAATGTATTAGGGCTAGTAGTTTTCTTTTTACTCCTAAGAATACCTTTCCCCTCCTTAACAACACTTGTGCCAAGTTTCTGTAATGATTGTATGGTATTATTAAATTCCATTATGAATTAGGGTCTACTGGTGCAATACATAGGTTATTCTTATTATTTACATCTAAACTAATACTAGCACTCCATCCTGTCAAAAGGTTGTTAAAACGTGCTGTAAAAGGTTCTGCTGTTATAGGTAACTGAAGAACTACCTCACCATCTACCCAAGAAGTAGAGTATAAAGCGTGTTTAAATTCTGCTACAACATCTTGTAGGATTTCTAGGTTTTCTGAGTATGAATTAATTCTACCTGTTCTTTCTTTGTTAGGAGCATCACCTACTTCATCATTTATCATATCCATTACATAGATAGTAAAATTGTAAGTTAACACACCTTGATTAATCACCGCATTTCCAGGCTCTGCATATAATATGATATAATCAGTAGCACCTAATTTATTGATATCTACTTCATCCATCATTCCTGAATGAAAACTACTTATTTGATAGTGTTTACTGGCTATTGTTTCAAAATATCCTACTACATTTCTAAAACTTATCATAGTTACTTCTTTGTTTATTGTTATAATCTTGGCTATATGCCAAATATGTTAAGACTTCTAAAATAGGTAGCCTTGTTATTTTTTCTATGTCTAGTATGCTGTTACTCAATCCAAAAAGGACATTGTACCAACCCCACTTAGAACTCATTGTTGCACCTTTTGTGGTGTCGTTTTCTGATGGGCTAAATAACGGTGCGAAATCTTCGCCAATCTTTCTCCTAAACTCAAAAAAAAACCTAACGAACTTAATGCTATACTCATTGGGCAATCTTTAAAAACCTCTTCTTTAAATTCTTCAGGATTGTAAGGCTCTATAGCATATCGTTCATTTAATTTGTTAGTTACTTGTCTATATAGTATACTCATAATTATATGAAGGTTTTTTATAGGCTCTTTACAATACGCTTCTAAATCTATATATTCTCCTGTACTTAAGTTATTTAAGTTAGGGCAGAATCCATATTCTATACCTTTTAAATTAAATATCTTTTTAAAATCCTCTTCTGTAGGCTCTGTATCTATCATTTTTTTGATAATACCCATAATCTCCTTGAGATCATTATAAGCCATTTTCTTTACTACGAAGGGGCTGGTGTTGCATAATAAAGCAAGGCTTTTTATTACCTTGTTTTTCTCAGTTCCTTTACCCTCCTGAATATCTACATATTTTTGATAAGTGCTGATAGTTATATCATTCCAATTATCAGGAATAGTTAATTTAACCTCTTTCATTACTAATAAATATAAAAGTTTATAATTCGTTTTTTATTCTCTCTTGTGCTATTTTAAAATAGTCTTTGTCTAATTCAATTCCTATAAAATCTCTGTTTAAATTACAACAAGCAACGCCTGTTGTTCCTGAACCCATTGTAAAGTCTAAAACTATCTCCTTTTCATTAGTATATGTTTTAATAAGATACTCCATTAATTTAACGGGTTTTTGTGTTTGGTGAAATCCGACATCTCCTTTTGCTTTGTTGTTAAATTTTTGCACTGATGATGGATATCTCAAATCTTCCGTATAAGAAACGTTCTTATTTTTAATTCCACTTATATACTCTCCTATCTTAGAATTATTATATCCATACTTTATTCTATCCTTCCCACCACCTTCTCTTTCTTCTTTTATTGGATAGTAATTGTGTCTTTTGATACTAAAAACCAAAACATTTTCGTGATACTTCATTGGTTGATACTTTGCAACAGCAAAATTTGAAGGAACTTTCTTATGATACACCCAGTCATATTTATAATTCTTTATATTTGACATTCTTAAAGCACTACTAAATGGCTCACTACCAAACAAAACAATTGCACCATTTGGTTTTATTATTCTGTTTAATTGTTTCCACATTAAATCAAAATCAATTACTGAATCCCATTTACAAGATGTTGTGCCGTAGGGCGGGTCAGTTATTATTGAATCAATACTTTTATCAGGTATTAATTTCATTATCTCCAAGCAATCTCCGTTGTATAATTTCATAATATATAGTATTTACCACTGTGATTAATTGATAACTTGTTTAAACATAGATAACGCACGGCATCTACTAGGTGATCGTTTACTTTTACAGGCGTATTTAATACATCACCATTTTTATCAGTAGCCCACTTATAACCTCTAAATTCTTTAATTGCATTTAGACTGTCTTTGGTTATATTAAGTTTATATCTTCTCATTATGTCAATCCCTAAATGTATTCCTGCACCTTTCTTAGCAGGTTTTATATTAAATCCTTGCCTGTATATTTCTTCTATTGATTTAGGTTCTGCTGAATCACCTACTATTTCTGTTTGTCTGTCTACTCCGAGTTCTTTCATTTTGTTTGCTAGGTCTGTATTAGTTAAACGCTTTTCATAAAGTAATTCTCTAATGTATAAACTATCATCTAACTGCCTTACTTCTACAAGTGCTGTAGGACTATTAGTAAAGCCAAAGTCTAAGCCATAGCCAATTAATCTACCTTGTACATCATCTACTAAATTAAAGTTTCTGAATATCATTGTCTGTACTGTTCCTATTTCACCAAGTCCATAAACTCGCCAGTAGTCTGGATCAATATCTTTTAACCTTTCTATTTCTGCAATAGTATCTTCATCTAAGAATGGATTTGCTTTATATGTAGATTGTAAGAATGTGCAGTCATCTCTAGTATGCACTTTCTCATAAATCCAAGAATAAGGATCAGATGGATTATAGTCTAAATATATCTTTTCTGTTGTTCTAAGTATTAACTGCTGCCAATCTTCATAAGTAAACTCATTGGCTTCATTACACCATAAATAGTTTCTTTTACGCCCTCTAATCTTTTGAGGTTGGTCAACACTTATAAACTCTAAAATGTTACCGTTAAGCATATAAGACAATTCGGATTTGTTGTGATTTTCTTCTGAATATAATTCTAGTTCTTTTAAGATATTAAGAACATCTCTATAAGCAGTACCTTTAAGAGCAGGGAGTGTCTTTCTGCATATAGTAAATACTTTACCTGTTTCTTCTAAGCATTTAACAATAAACAACTGGCAAAGCGAGTAGGTCTTACTAGAACGGGTGCCCCCCTGTAAGCACGTCACTCTAGTTGTAGACCTATACGCCTTGTGAAATACATTCGTGGTTTTAATCTTTGCCTGTATCAATAACCTCTATTTTAAGTTCAGTAAGTGGCTTACCCCCACTTGTTATATCTAGTTTCTCTGCATAGCCTCTCTCTTTAGCCTTAGACTTTAGATAGAATATAATGCTTGTTTCTTTACCACTAGATATGTTTTTTATTAATTGTCCTTCTACATAATCTATCTGTGCTTCCTTAATATCTTCTACTGCTTTTGCAAACTCTTCATCTTCTCGCATATAACGATAGTATGTAGATCGGCTTATATTACCTGCCTTTTTACAAGCGTGATAAATAAGTCCTTGCGTTTCTTCTAACGCCTTTAATAGTTTTTCTTTTTTATTCTGTGCCATTTGTATTATTTTATCTTTATATTATAACCCTTTTCCTTTAACTCGTTGTACAGTTGTTGTGCCTTAATTAGGTCCTCTTCTTTTATAGTAATAGTAGCAATATCTTCTTTATCTTCATCTATCTTATCTATGTTTAATCCTAAGTCTATGTGTTTAAATCCCCAGTCTACTAATTCATCTATATCAAATTCTGTGCTTAATATATCAAAATCAAACTCACCTGTGTTTTTGTTTAGTCTTACATTTAGTTCTCTTTCTTGTTCTTTAGTTAAATCTAACACAACACAATCTATTTCTTTGTGTTTTAATTCCTTACATATTTTATAACGTTGGTGTCCGCCTATTATGGTAAAGTCTTTATTTACTATAATAGGATCAACAAGTCCAAAGCGTTCTATTGACTTCTTTAAATCATTATACTGCTTAGTGCTAATTTGTCTGGGGTTATATCTAGCAGGTTTTAATTTACTTATTTCTATTTTTTCTATTTTCATCTAATTTCTTATTTATATGAATTAAAGCATATACTTGCGTACATACGTTTTCTAAATGTTTTATTCTTGTATACATATTAAATGACTTATCATTCTCTGCATTTAGATGGCAATGTCTACACAATCCAACCAAGTTCTCTATATAATCATTAGTCACTTTGTTTCTAGTTCTTCTTTCTAAGTGGTGTATATCTACAGCAGGTGCATTGCACATTTCACAAGGTATGTATTCACCTTGTTTATATCCAAAGAAATCAAGATATACTTTCGTATGTTTCTGCATTTTTTTTCTTTCTGTTATTAAAATCATCTCTTGGAGAACTTACAACGAAATTACCACCACAAAAATAACAGCCATTATTTTGCATTAGTGTCATTGTACCACAACTACAACAGAATCTGAAAGTTTGATTATTCATTTTTACAACTATTTTGATGTACTTTTTTTAATTTTGCTAATGTTTCTCTAACACAAGGACCACAACTGCTAGTTTGTTTATTAGCATTAAACACTTTGTTATATAACTTAACCATTATAGATTGATCTTGTCCTGTTATAGTTCCTTTTGTTCTGTCAATAACTTCTTCATATATCTTCATTTCATCTTCTGTAAATTGTCTGACAGTTCCATAAGGAAACATTTTGTTCAATTTATCGGCTCGTTCACTACACCCGCAATCATCACCTAAGACTTTCTTTGCAACCTTATCTATTCCTGTAGCCCTAGTTATTTTGGAAATTGTATCACCAAGCCCTTTACTTTTTTTGGTCATCTTTATTTAATCCTTTTAAAATTTTATTTTTTAGTTTAGCGTCATCTAATATATCAAACGCTCTGTTTAACATTATATTTATAGAGTTTGTTATTATGTTCATATAGTGTGGCTGTTCTGCTAAGAAGTATTCTTTTCCCTTTTCATCCTTAAATGACAATACACCATCTATTTTAAATTGTTCACTTTTACAATTTTTTAAGGCTCTTAGTATTCTAGTCTTTTTCATTTATTAAATAGTTTTTTACATTCTTAATTGCTTTATATAGCGTGTTCTTATTTATTTTAGTAGCCTTAGCCATTTCTGATAGGCTAAAATTCTCTTTGTAATATATCCTAAATACTTCTGCATCAAACCAATATAAGTCTTTTAGTTTATCCTCTATCCATTGTAGTTTCTCTTCTACTTCTTCTTTATTCTTTTTATTGCTTTTATAATCATCTGCACTAATAGATTCAATTATTCCTGTAACGTGATATTGATAATACTTTTTATACTTGTAGAAGTATCTGCTTGTTTTAGAATGATACTGGTTTAACATTACTCTAACCACATAAAAAGTCATCTGCTTATTTTCTATAATCTCCCTTATTCTAACAGGATCACATTTATATAGTTCTTCAATAACAAAACTTAATAAGTCATCTTTTTCTTCAACACCTGCTATATTGTGAGCAATGTCTTTCAACTTATTATAGTTCTCTTTAAGGTATTCATCTAACATATTTTGACTACTGAGGGTATTTTTTCCTGTTTCATTAAATTGTATTCTACATCAGAAACTTTGCTTGTATCTATCTCTGCTATGTTATCAAATCTACTGTGCAATCTCTTATAAATATAATTTAATATATTTTCATTTTTTTTCAAATCTCGTAATATAAAAGATAAGTTAGCACCACTATCGAATAAAATTGTAAACAAATAGTTGTTAGTATCTACATAATTTTCAAACAATCTATCACGCCTACTATTAAAAAATGTTCTCTTAACTTTCATTTAAATAAGTATTAATTGCATCTAATGCCTCATCTATTCCTGTGCATATTTCTGCTTTATATCCCCTTTTTGTTAGTTCCTTTTGCCAATGTAATTGTGGCTTACTTGCTTTATTATATCCTGTCTTTAATTCTATTGCTAGTCCGTGATATTCTCCTCTTGGTTCATATATAAACAAATCTGGAAATCCTTTTTTATATCCTGACTTTTTTGCCTTTATTCTTTGTGACATATGCACTTGATACTGTCCCCCCATTGATCCACAATATAAAACCTGTTGTAGTTCTAGATATTTACACACTGCCTTTTGTAATTGATATTCTTTCATATTGTAAATAAATTATGTTTTTTTGTTTCAACTGTGCAGATGGTGTCATTGTGATTTCCTCCGTGTGCTACCAATAAAATCTCTACTATTTCAAAATCTCTTTTTTTTCCTATTCCCTGAGAGTTCCAACCAAAAGAAATAACCAAACCATCACTTTTAACTATTCTTGATATTTCGTTTTTTATATTACTCCAAAAACTAGACTGTGTAGTCTGCATATTTACAGATTTTCCAATCTTTTTGTAACATTCGCTGATTTGTCGTGGAGAATATGGCGGGTCAAATAAAACAAAGTCAATAGTTTTGTCATCAAATTGTTTACAAAAATCCAATGCGTCTAAGTTGTAGTCAGTATTAAAATCCTTATCTATATCGTTTGTTATTTTACAGATTTTATTTTTATTAGCAAAAGGATCAATACTTAAATATGATTCTTTAAAATATCTATATATCAATTTTTTAATCGGATTTATTTCAAAAGTGTTTTTATTAGGCATTGCCCACTTTCTGTTGATTTTCATACTTTATGCTTTTTACGCCACGTTGTTCCTGCTGTTGGTGAATAAACTGTCTCAAATCCTAATGACTTTAAATACTCTGTATATTCTAATCTACTACTAGCATCTAATTTTTTATATGCATATTCATCCCAGTAATCCAAATACTTTGATTTAGTATTCTTATTAAATCCGTTCGCCGCCCATCTTTTAAGCCTTAGGTTTATATCAAATGTTTTTTGTAGTTCGGCTCTAAACTTAGAACCACTTTTATTTCTTTCTGTCCAATATAAGAAGAAGTCATTTTTATCTTCATCACTTATATCTTTAATTGAGTGGATGGACTTTTTAAAGTCCTCTATTCTATTTTCTATACTTTTACTCTTCTTTACTTTTACTTTACTTATACTTATACTAGCATTGCTGTCGCTATGCGGTTGCATTGCGTTCGCATTATTCCACCTTTTATTGGCGTTTTCTTTAGCCTTATTGGATTTACTATTTATCTCTTCTATATGTTCATATAGTCTTCTTGAATAAAAACAATTATCTTCAACTACAAATAAGTCAAAATCTTCTATAACCTGCTTTAGTTTACTTGCATCGCATTGTAATCCATATGCTAAGGTTTCATAGTCTTCTATACATAGTTTATTCTCTTCGCTAAATAATAATTCTAATACTGCCCAGAATATGCCATAGCCTTCATATCCTAATTTGGCTCGTAGTTTTATAACTCTAATATCATTTCTAGCATTAGAGTCGTGATTAAAAAAAGTCTTTTTCATAAGTTAAAGTTTAAAAAATAGTGCCTACACACAAAAGAAAACAAAATAAAGGAATAAAACAAGTATGATGCATAGGCACTAAGAAAATTAGAAGGGGGCTTTATCAGTACTGTGATTAGTATATTCCGCTTGTTTTTTACCTTGTACCCAATCTACGAAACTATCAGCTGTTTTTATAAGTTCGTGAATTTCTATCTTTTCGTGTACTACTAAATCTATTGCTGCTTTTAAAGAACTCTGTCTTATGATACTTAATTGTCTATCATTATCTGGAGCAGGTCTATTGCTTGAAAAACTAGAATTTTCTCTTTGTATTTTAATAGTACCTCTTTCAGTTAGTTCATAGGATATTTCTTGACCTACCTCTACATAAGCATTATCTTTTTGCTTAAAGATAGCACCAATATCTCCATTATCTAATTCTAATTCAAAAACATATAGTGTTTTACCATCATTAGTTCTAAAATCAGGCTTCTTTTGTATGTTAGTAATTTTCGCTGTTTTCATCTTTTAATTTTTTATATTTAATAATTCGGTTAATTCTATATTTAGTATTTTACATAGTCGATCTGCTTCACTTATTTTAAAAGTGCCAGGAGATTTTATTTTTGAAAGCATTGTAGGATAACTCATTTGCATATACTCTGCCATTTCAATCTTATTAATTCTTTTCCTGAACATCTCATATTCTATGATGTTTTTTAGTTTCTCATTCATAATTATTTATTTAAAATTACAACACAATAATAGTTAATTTATTTTAATAGACAAGTAAATTAATTTAATAGTTATCAACATTCTGATTGTTAATAAATAAAAACAATTCTTTATTTCGTGTTAAGTTTATTTTATATATATTTGTGTCATAATCAATTAATAACAAAATGAAAATAGAACTAACTACACAGGAACAAGCAACGCTAACTATAGCACTATTAGAAAAGCGTCAAAAATACGAACAAACTATAACTAAATATATAGAGTGTTTAAACGCTTCTAAAAGCACAGATGATGTTAAGTGGTACAATCACCTTATAGAAGGAGAAAGAACACAACTAGACTCAGTTAATAATATACTAAAACAATTACAATGGAAATAAGAACATTTGATACAACTACGCCTAAGGGTTGGCGTGAAGCAATTAACTTTGAAAGTAATAACCCAAATTATAAACTAATAAATAGCAGGTTAGATTTTACTTGGTATTTTGAAAAAGAACAAAACAATGTTTAAAAAAGGAACACAAAAACAGATATTATATGATTATCTTTTAACAGGTAAATCTATAACAACTAAAACAGCAATAACAGAATTAGGATTTGCAGACCTTCAGGGAGTGATTCGTAATCTTAAAAATGCTGGTATTAGTATTAGAACAGTAAATAAAAAAGTTAGTACTAGATATACTAAAGCAGATGGCTCTCCTAAGTATGCCTATGTTAAAGAGTATAGTTTAGGTCAACAAGAAGATGACTGTGAGATATGGACCTTTAGAACAGCAGAAGAACAAGCAGAATGGGAAGACTTTTGCGAAAATACTCCAATACAAGAATCCACCAAAAACTATCTTAAATCTAAGCATAGACATACTGTGAAGGGTACTAGAATTGATGATGATAGAGATGTGAGTACGCTACAAGATTGGCTACATAAGAATAGACACTAGAAAAGCACCTGCATTGAACACATTAACACAGGATTAAGGAGATTACCTGTACACAGGTGCTTATCTATCTTTAAGTTTAGTTATTAACTCTCTAAAGTCTTCTCTTATTCCCTTTATGTCATAAACTTTTTTATTGTTTTTGTCATAAGTATAATAAGCACCTAGAGATAACTTTTCCTTATATATGTGATTTAATTTACTCATAATTTCATTAACAAATTTATAGGTAATTTTCCATTATTCAAAATGACCGCACACCCAATAGCGGGTTTCTTTCCGTGTTTAGCATATGCCATTGCATAACTTTCGTGGTCTATCCCACAACCTACCTGTAAGCCAAATACTCTAAAATTTTGACCTACATAATGTTCACAATATGCCTGAGTATGTAAGTGTCCTTGCACTGTGTTCATCATATCTGCTCTGCACTTAGTTCTTGCAGTACCACCCTCTCCGTGTATATATTGAACTCCGTCTTTTACATATCTTTCAACAAAATTCCAACCAGGAACTTCTAAGACTTCTTTGTATGATTTAATCCATTTGCTAGGGATAGCAGAAGTCTGTGCTTTACGCATTACCATTCTATCGTGATTACCTATTATAACAGTAGCAACAGGAAACGCTTTGTACCAACGTTGTATTCTTTTTACTGCCAAATTTAATTCGTCAGCACCTGTCATTAATTCATTTCCCCCATATGTTTCGTGATAACTCGCAAAATGGTTATCCAAACAGTCACCAATCATCACCACCTCATTGCAGTCAAATTCATCATATTTAGAAATGCAGAATTCTAAGTATTTATCTAAACAAAATGGTTCGTGTAAATCTCCAATAACTAGAACGTTATTTAATGAGTTGCCTTCAGATTGGCGTAATTCTTTTACTAAGTCGTGTTCGGACTTTGTTAGTCTAAGTCTATATTCTTTTAGTTGTTTTATTTCTTTTTAATTTTTTCAATACTTCTTCCTGCAAAATATGCAGAATATACAACCATCATTAATGTTTGATAGACAGGAACATAAATGGGATTCATTTTGAAACTGCCTAAGTTTCCATCAAAAAAAGATATTAATACAAATATCATAGTTAGAAAAGCAAGAGTGATAGGGCGTATGTTAGCAGGTAACCATCCTGCTTTACTGTCCGCTTCCCATCTTCTAGTCACTTGTTCTTGTGCGTTACTTTCTGCCTTTGCTAAAACTTCCTTCAATTTAATCTTTAATTCTTTCTTCTCGACAGGGCTAGAATGTAATTCATCAACAATGTTATTAACATTTTTTAACACATCTCCACCTAGTATTTTACCCAAAAAACTCATAAACAATTATAATCTATTGGTGAACGATATTTAGTTTTATTGTTCTTGTCTTTATATGCAACTAGAACCTGTTTTCTATTGTCACTTATTTTCCAACTCAAATGAATCCAAGCAGGATGAGTGGTGTCTAGCCTTTCCGTTGGTGCAGGATTACCGAACTCTAAGATACATTGATCAAAGTCTAAGTCTAAATCTATTAATGCTTTGTAAATTTTTAAGTTATCCATTGAGCCACGCTTAACGTGCTGCAAGTCAACCGCTTCATAGCGACAATGTTGAGAGTTTGCACCTGTTGCTGGGGAGATAACCTCTGATAGTTCTGGACTTCTATAGCCACTTGTAATCCTAATAGAACCTACTTCATTCCTGAGTGGCTGTAAAAGGCTAGTGGCTAGAAGTCTTAATTTTATAATACCTTCTTTTGTTGGGGTATTGTCTATGTTTCTACGCAATGCAGTTGATGAATAAATCAGTTCCTGCAATGTAAAGTTTTTAGTTAATCGCATTATTCAAATTTTGCTAACATTATCCTGTCTATACTTTTCTGAACATCCTTTTTAGTAGCATCTAGTTTAAACATTATATTTGCTTTAAATCTTTCTTTTTCTTCACCGCTTTCAAAAATAATTACAGTAGGTATACAAGTAACATTATATTTTTTCTGTAGACTAGGAAAACGCCCTATATCTACTCTATATTTTTCACAATCATCTAATTTAACAAATTCAGCAAACTCATTAGACTTGTTCCACTCAACCCAAAACTCTACTGCTACTATATCTTTGGCTGTTTTATCTTCAAAATTAGCCTCTGTTAAAAAGTCTTGACCACTTGCTATTCCAACAATAAAGAACAATAATGAGATTAAGATATATAAATAATTAGTTATATTCATTGCATATTGTCTATCTTGTTTCTAAGATACTTCATATCTTCTTTAATTTCTTTTACATCTTCTTGGGTTGATAGAATTGAGTTTCGTATCATTTCGTCCTTCATTTGAAATTCCATCTTAGTAACCTCTGGCGGTGGTGGTTCTGGTAACATCTTAGCCTCTTCTATT